CTGAATGTCGGGAATGCCTCTGTTTCTGTTGGTAATGTTCGTCTTACCGGTAACTCGATTGCCCCCATTGTGGCTGGCAGCGGGCTGACCATTACCGCCACTGGCGGTTCGATCACCGGCATTACTGACATCACCGTTGCCGATGGCGGCACTGGTGCTTCTGATGCTGCCACTGCACGCACCAATCTCGGTCTAGCTATCGGCACGAATGTTCAGGCATATGATGCCACGCTTCAGTCTCTGGCTGCTCTCGGCACGGCTGCTGACAAATACGCTTACACGACTGGCGTAGATACTTGGGCTGAAGGCGCTATCACTGCCGCTGGCCGCGCCATTCTGGATGACGCCGATGCTGCAGCGCAGCGTACGACACTCGGCCTCGGAACCATTGCTACGCAGGATGCCAGCAACGTCGCAATTACAGGCGGCTCTGTTTCGTTCGGTGTACTGTCTGGCCGTGCGTTTGGTTCATTCTCTGACATTACTGATCAGACCGGTAGTACGACTACGCCGACTGCGGTCAAGTTCGGCACGAACGAGATCACGGGCAACGGCGTTTCTATCGTTACGGACGGTACGAACCTGACGCGCATTACCTTTGCTGCCGCTGGGACCTACATGGTTGCACCCAACCTGCAGCTTGCCAACTCAGATACCACCGATCACGACGTAACCATATGGCTTCGCAAGAATGGTACTGATATTGCCCGCTCCGCTACGCGTGTCACGGTCCCAAAAGCCACTGATGGTGGCACTACATTTTTTCAGATCGTATTCTACGATACTGTCACTGCCGGTCAGTACATCGAAGTAATGTGGCTTCCTGAGAACGTAGCCGTCACGATTGACCATACAGCGGCTGTTACTGGCCCGCCTGCTATCCCTGCCATTCCGTCCGCCATTGTCGTGGCGGATCGGATCGCGTAACCATTAGGAGATCGGAACAGTGGCCAATAGAATCCCGCGCCCCGGTGGTGAACTTCCTACGTACATGGTTGGCAAGCCAAAAAGGGGCAGCACAGTAACCAAACAGTCTTTCCAGCGTACGCTTGATACCATGACACAGACTGGTTATGGTTCAAAGAATTACGTGAATACACCAAGTACAAAGAACTATGCGCAGCGGTCATATACGCTTGGCGGTACGACCGTTAAAGATGGTGAGGTGTTGACGCGCCGTACCGCTAAGAAAATTACTAGCAAGCGCCCCGTTGGACCAACCCGATAGCTACAGCCATTATAGGAGATACGAACAATGGCCACTTCCAATATTAAGGACAAGACAAATAACCTCGCTGGTTACACGTCCATTGCACCGGCTCCTAAGTCAGCGCCCGGCAAGACCAACGTTGAGAAGCCAGTTGGGAAAGCGACGATGGATAATCCGATTGGTCGTCGTTATCTCGAAAAGATTGGTCCGATGAAGCCGAAAGCCGTTCCACGCACGTATGTTCCATCATCGCGAAAGCCGTCAGTTGTAGCTGCTCCTAAGGCTGTCACCGCTACACCGAAGTCTAAGCCCTACAGCCCTCCGACTAGAGCAACCCCATCGTCCCGCATGGCCGTCAACCCGCGCACGGGCAACACGACCGGCTTCACGACGGGCAAGACGACAGGCTCTAGTGCCAGCAAGTCCGGTGTGGCAGGCGGAACCAGCCGTCCGAGCGGCGGCGGTAACTTGGGCGGTGCTCGCGGTCGTATCAGTGAGCCTTTCGGTTCAAAGAGGTAACGATACAATGAAACTCTGGCTCCAGCACGTCGAGGATGGGTCGCTATACGACTGGCATGAACTCCTTGTCAAACATCCGAAACTCCGCGTTGTGACAGACGAAGAACTGTTCCCTGAAAAGTATGCCCCGCCGCAGATCATCGCCAAGATGGAAGAGATCAAGGCAAAGCATACGGAACAGCTTGGGCTCTTCACGGACATGATCCCTGAGGAACCCGCCCCCGTGGCGAACGAAGAACTGAACGCTGAAGTTACTGTCCGTACGAGGAAGCGTCACAAGTGACACCCGCTGATATCATAGTCGAGTGCCGTCGATTACTGAATGACACGTCTACACCGTATCGTTATAGCGATGCGATGTTGCTCGGCTATGTTAATCAGATACTTAAGCGTACTGCCGTACTTCGCCCTGATTTGTTTGGGGCAACTGGCGATATCACTGTAGTTGCCAATGCCAGCCTGCAGACGCTACCTGCAGATGCTCATCGTTTGATCGACATCTTCCAGATCAAGAACGGCGATGCAGTTACGGAAGTAGACCGGGAAACCATCTCGCGCGCGTACCCCTCGTGGATGTCCGATGCGGCTGGAACCCCGGTAAACTTCATGCGGCATGTTCGTAACCCCACCAAGTTTTTCCTGTATCCGAAACCGTCTGCAGGCATCACACTTGTCGGTGAGTATGCTAGGACGCCCGTTGATTATACATTAAACCAGACTATTGACCAGCCGCCCACCAGCTTCTTTGGCGCTTTGGTCGATGGGGTTTTGTTTCTCGCCTCGTCAGTTGACGATGAGCATGTTAGTTCTGGCCGGGCCAAGCTCTTCTTGGATAGCTTCACGCAGCAGCTTGGTGTATCACTTCAAAACCGGGCGCTCAATGACACGAAGCAGGCGGGCCTTTCTGCAGCCCCGCCGGTTGTGCAGCTTGGTGAGGTGTACTGATGTCTACTCGCCTATTCACGTCCCTGCTGCCGAAGATCATGCCGTCCGTACCGGGCGCGCCGCAGCCGCTTATCCTGCAGTACATCCGCGATGTGGCCATCCGGGTTTGCGAAACCTCCCTTGCGTGGCGCTACGTGCAGCCCACGTTCGACATCCAGCCGGGATCGTACATCAACTACTTCAACAAGCCGCAGGACACTGAGGTTCATGTTGTGTTTCGGGCGACCTGCAACGGCAATATTCTTCGTCGTGCCACGCTGGAAGACGCTATCGACATGTATCCTGAGTGGGGGGATCAGTTCAACGGGCTGAGTGCTGACGAGATTTGGGCGCTTACACCGACGACAAGCGTCAATGAAGACGAATACAATGACGTACAGTACAACGGCACCAATACCGTAACTCTACCGACTGAGGCCACCGAGAATGGTGGCGAGCCGCGTGTTATTACTCAGATTAGCCCAGACCAATATGTTGTACTGCCTATGCCGGGCACCGATAGTATTTATACGATCCGGATGTTCTACGCCCTGAAACCAACGCGTACCGCCGCTGGCATGGACGACATCGTATTTAACGAGCTTGAGGACGTGCTCGTCCACGGTGTATTACAGCAGCTTCTGGTAATGCCGAAGGTTGTGTGGAACGATAACACACTGGCTTCCTATCATGCCCGTCAGTATCTGGCTCGTGTAAACGAGCGCCGCGCGCGTTATAACCTTAACAATAGCCGCAGCAGCATGACTGCTCGTGGCAATGGGTTTGCATAACGAATGGTCGCTATCAAGATCACTAAGTTTATCGGTACGGCACCCCGTAATAGCCCCGAGCTTTTGGCGGATACAGCCGCGCAGGTTGCCCGTAATGGTAAGCTGTATTCTGGTGATCTGATCCCGTATCCTGAACCTGTATCTGTAGCAAATAGTAATCGTACCGGAACAGTTCGAACCATTTACGGTCTGCGTGAGAGTACGGCTGGCACTGGCTCACCGATCAAGTGGTTGTCGTTTACTTCGCTTGTGTCGATTGCTACGCCGTCTACTGACGAACTTGAAGAGCGCCGTTTCTACTACACAGGGAGCGGCACGCCCAAGGTCAGCAATTATTCTCTGGCTACTACGGGTAGCGCATCTGGTCCCTACCCAGTGGACTATTACGATCTCGGGCTCCCCCTTCCGACGACTAGACCGACTATCTCGGTCGTGCCGTTTACGCCAGCTACGGTTGTCAGCTACGCCCGTGACAACGCCAATCAGGTCACGCTCACGACGATTGCGCCGCATAATCTAAAGACCGGCGCTATCGCCTCGATCAGTGGGTTCTCTAATCGTGATGGTACGTATTCGCGTGCCGGTAAAAATATCACAGTCACGATCTCAAACCACGGTCTCACAACTGGGGCCACTATCTTTCTGGAATTTACTTCCGGTACGGCAACAACAAACAACTATACTATAAACGTAACTGGTATAGATACATTTACTTGTACTGATACTGCCTCTGGCGCTACCAGTGGTGCAGTCAAGTGGGATATCCGCGACCTCAACACGATTGCATCTGTCTCGGTCATCAATAGCACGACGATCTCTTACTTCGCCTCTGGTCCTGAGATTGCCACGACGACTGTTATCCGCGCTGGCACTTACACACAGGTGGCCAGTGCTACGGCAACAATTACGCTCAGCGGGCATAAGCTCATTTCCGGTGATCTTGTCTATCTGAATTTCACATCCGGTACCGCCACGTCTGGTACCTACGATGTTACGGTTATAAACGCGAATACCTTTACGGTTATTCTGCCTGTATCTGCTACGACTAGCGGTAGCGTCAATGTTTATCTCGTTGTTGGCACCGTTGATCTTGGTGATCAGGTTCAAGGCCGCTCGTATCTTTATACGTGGTACACCCCGTGGCGCGAGGAGAGCATTGGCTCTGAGCCGACTGATCCCGTGTACATGCGCGAAGGTCAGACTGCAATAGTCACTGGTCTGCCGACTTCTAAGCCCACCGGCAAAAACAATATTCGCGGTGTCAAACTATATCGTTCTCTGAGTTCCACGGCTGGCAGTGGGTTCTTCCTGCTCAAGACACTGTGGTTCCCTGCCGCTATGTCGCAGATCAGTCGTACGAGCAATACTGTCCGTGTCACTATGGCTGACTACCACAATCTGATTGTGGGTGACCGACTCAAGGTTGTGTGCGATACTATCCCGAGCCTTAGTCTCACCGGTGCTATCGTTACGCGGATAGTCAGCGGCAAGGCATTTGAGTACACATTGGCTGGCGGCACCGTCGCTACGACAACCGTAACTGGACTTGTCTATTATGATGTGGCTGAACGCAAAACGGATGCTGCTCGTTACTGGGGTGACGGTGGTGTTTATACTTTTACTGATGACTTCAGCTATCTCAGTCTGACCAGTCTGCTATCTTCGACTGAGTACGAGGCACCGCCTGAAGGGATGCAGGGCATTACCGCTTTGCATAACCAGATGATGGCTGGCTTTGTCGGTAATGATCTGTACTTCTGTGAGCCGGGCCAGTACCACGCGTGGCCCAGTCAGTATCGCATTTCGTTTGAGTACGACATCGTGGCATTGGCTTCCATCGGCGGTATTCTATTGGTACTGACTAGGGGTTATCCATATGTCGTCGAGGGTAACTACCCAGCCACCATGGTCGCGCAGAAACTTGCTGTGATGTATCCGTGTGTAAGTGCGGCGTCTGTTGTTGCGACTGGCTTTGGTATTGTATGGTCCACTCATGATGGCCTTGCCGTATATGGCGGGGCCGGTGCTCAGCTTCTGACCAAAGTTGTCCATTATAGCGACACATGGAACGCTGACGTAAACCCCGAAGAGATTGTCGGGGCGGTCTATAAAGAGAACTACATCGGATCGACTGCTACTGCGGCGCTTACATTAGAAGCCATCGAAGGCGAAGGCGGCACTGGCCTGTCTTTCGTTGACCTTGATTTTCAGTACAGTGCTTCGTGGTATGATAACGAGACAAACAACCTGTACACGGCAGTCGGTACCAGCGGTGATATTTATCAGTGGGACAATCTTGATGCCCAAGGCATGACGATGCGTTGGAAGTCTAAGGTGTTCATCACCAATGCCCCGATAAACCTTGGTGCTGCGCGCATTGTCGCTGACTATGATGGGATTCTATCAAGTTCGTTTTGGGAAAACATCGACACCAACTGGGAAGCCTATAATCAGCAGTGGGACGCCGGTCGCCCGATCACGTTTAATCTGTACATTAACAAGCAACTTATCTTTACGACGACACGCAACGATAGCGGTGTTTTCCGACTGCCAACTGGCTATAAGAGTGACACGTTTGAGGTCGAGGTTTATAGTGCCGTACGCGTACGTGCGATCCATATTGCAGAAACACCAGTTGGATTGGCAGAAGTCTAATGGCTAGATTTTCCGGCATTCCATCCATTTCGCTTGAGAATGTAGAGCCGCAACTTGTGCGTGTTCTTTATGCGCTAAAAGAAAATGTTGAGCTTTTGACCGATCAGCGCGGCGAACCAGATAAGGCCAGTGCAGCACTTCTTGCTGGGGTGGTAACCACCCAACAGGCAACCAATACGTTTAATGGTCTGACTGCTCAGGCAGTTGGCGTGAAAGTCAGCGGTGTGCCAGTTCCAATACTGTCGGACTATGTAAAGGCGTTGCAAGATATACAGACACTGGCGTATGATGTTTCCGTATTGCGATCAACACTTAATACCCTCATTGCTCAGTTGAGGACCCGCTGATGAACAATTATGTACCTCCTGCGCTGTCCAGTCTGCTCAACATGAGCACGATTATGACGCCGGTATCCAATATAAATTCGGCTACTATGAACTCTGATCAGCTTCCTTCCTATCAGCTAGGTGGTATGATTGGTCCGGACGGCCAGCCCATTCGTCCTAATATTCCCGGTATGCCCGGTCTTTCAGGCCCCAGTCAGGGTGGCCTTGGTCCGCAACAGATGGAGTTGGAGGCCCGCCGCTTTGTCCAGCAGAACCCCCAGCAGGTTGCTGAAATCCGCACTGCCGTCGAGGAGGCGCTTGCGGAGGGGGACATTACCATGGATCAGGTCCAACTCCTTACCAATATGGCGAAAGTGGCTCTCCAAAACCCGGAGATGTATCCAGCCCTGAAGCAGTCAATTGTTGCTCGCGGTATCCTTGAAGATGATGAACTGCCGCCTGACTTCGATCAGGGGACGATGTTTATTCTGCTTCTTATCGGCCAGATCATGCAGTCCCCGGCGTCCGCGCCGGGTGTAGCTACCGGGGGTGGAGTTGGTGTTGCCGCCTCACTCAGTTCTGCTCCCGGTAGCGCCCAACCCATGATGTCCATGAAGAAGGGTGGTCCGATCCCTACAAAGGGGGAGATGGATGATGATATGGAAGAGGACGACATGGAGGATAAGGGCGGTATTGTAATCAAGGCCCACGAAGGCGAGTATGTAATTCCCGCCAAGATTGTACGTGCCAAGGGCACGGAGTTCTTTGATAAACTTCTGCAAACCTATGCAGACAAGGAAGATTAAGGTAGGATACCGCCATGGGTCTCTGGAACACAATCAAGAACGC